ACCTTCGTCCATCCAATTACGAACTGTTGGAAGGCCATTCTCGTCAGCAAAAGATGCAATGCCTGTCAGGGATGTTCCAATACGACGATTACGCTGCATGATTCCATTAGTCTGCTGCCAGTGTGTTGGCAACAAAGTAACAGTCTTACCATATAGATAGGCAAACTTCAGAGTCCGTAGGAAGTCCTCCTTGGACTCATGACGGTTTAGGTGTACCTCAACTAGGGTACAGAGCTCATAGGACTCCAGTGGCTGTTCTGCACACGGATTAAAGCCTACTACACGGTAGTCTGCACCATCTGGTTGGTCTGCCAAACGTCCATAGTTACGAGCAACATCTAACCAAATAAATCCTGGCTCTCCGTTATCTACAATACGATCTACATACTTTGAGTAATCCATACCAACAGTAGCAGAGATAGAGTTATTGCTCATCCATGCCCACCCTGGATTTTTTGGATCATAACTGTTGCGCTCTGGAAAAGCTTCTGCATTCTTTAGGTTTAAGAAATCATCATCGCCCTCCACACCCAAAGCTAGAGTAGCAGAACGACGCACGTTTCCTGATACAACACAGGTTCCAATTAGATTAATGATATCTACAATCGCACGAGAGTCTAAAGTTTCTCCAGCTCTTCCACCAATAACTTTACTAATCTGTTCATGCAAAGCAATTAGTGGTCCAGGTCCTGAAGCAGTTCCTCCAAAGCCTTTGATTGGTGCACCTAATGGTCTAATGAGCGAGTAGTCTAGCTCTTGAATATTTTGGTTTGGTCTCAAGAATGAGTTAAGAAGTAATCTTGTAGCTTCTACCCAACCTTCACGAGTGTCTGGAATCTCGTAGACTACCTTTGGCTCCGTTGGTGCGTGGATTGGAAAGGCCTTGTCTTGTCCAAGGGTATCAAAGCCAACACCAATACCAAGCATAAGAGCATCCATTACCCAAGCAAACAAAGCTCCTGGATCATTCTTGTCTAAGTCTTTTGTAGATACAACGGCACAGTTCTGTAGTGCTGCAGAGTTACGCTTTTCCATTGTTAGTGGTGTTCCAAATGTCCACATGCCACGTCCTGGTGGTGTCCACTTTAGGTTAAACATACGATCAAAAGCTTCTTGTGCAGACTTCTGGGCCTTGTAGTCATTCCATGGTAGGCGGTTATCTTTTGCATGATTCTTCTGGACAGAATACATACCCTCAATAACTCTCCGACAAACCTCATACCAGCGTTCTTTAGTTCCGTCTTCTTTGATGCGAGAATAGGTTCTTGCAAAAGTAATTTCTCCAATGGAGTTTTCTCCTGCGTCTTTAAAACCAAATGGTGCCTCTACAGTAGTGTATTTTTCAACAAAATCTACTGGAAGTCTGAAGGAGAAAAAATCTGACATAAGGATGGTGCCTTTCTTGATTGAGTTAGATGTATATTATAGCATAGTGTTTTAAAAAAAGCAAAACACTGCTTAAAGCTTTGGTTTAGAGTTTTATAAAAAACAAATCTGTTTATATTAAGTTAAAGCTATCTAAAAAGTCACGCACGTCTTCTGGCATTTCTTTTTTTCTGTTAGCCTCTAACAAATCTTGCTGTTCTCTGTTTGCTATCTTTGTAGCATCAGACCATGTGTGAACCTCTACCTCAAGATTCAAATCTCTTGGTGTGTGTGAAATAGCTCCAAAGATTGCACCACAAACAGCATCCGCTAAGTCCTTAGAACTTTTTCTAGGGTGATCAACTCTGTTATTCTTCATAATTTTAAGTTCTGTAAGTTCTTCAAATAACAAATCAATCATTGGCATAGCTAAACGATCTTCATAGATAAGCATAGCCATATCTTCATAATGCTTCTTTGCTACTGATACTGTTTCAGTTCTAATGCCCACAGACTTTAGCTCATTCTGAATATCAAAAGATTGCCAACGGTCAAAGCTAACCATTCCAAGATCAAACCCCTGTCTTCTAAGGTTTTGAATCCACTGCTTAACCTCTGAAAGGTTTACAGGGCCTTCCTTCTTTGGCTCCCACCAAGCTACAGCATCTACAATTACTACTGGGACTACTTGCTCATAGTCTTTCATTACTTGAACAGATACCCACTTTTCTACGTGAGCAATTGCCACTGCACACTTGTCATGTTTTTGTGCAAGGTCAGCGTGAACGTAATACTTTTTGTTTGGATCTGGCTTAAAGGTTTCATCAAATCTTCTAAACTGATCTATTGGATTACGAATTGTCATTGCACCCTGAACTTTTTCACGTTGTTTAAAAAATGCGTCAGAGGAGAAGCTTGGGACACAAGCAAATCTTTGCATAGCATCTCCAAGATCAGTATAAAATGCTAGCTTAAAGTCATCAATTTTACGAGTAGGATTTACAACCCAGGTAGGACGTTTTAAGGCAAACATTCCTGGAAACTTATAGTTAAGGATTGTATCCTCTTCCCAATTAATTTCAAATGAATTACCCTCAGCTTCTTCTGGCAAGTCTGGATTCATAATAAATTTATGAGTCTTTGTTACTACATCTTTGTCTGCAATTACAGCATCGTATCTTTGTGATATAAAGTCTCCTGGGAAACGTGGAAAAGATAGTAGTGCAACTTTTCCTAGGTCTGGAAATCTTGAGTCAACAGATGCACGAAAAGCTTTATAAATATTATCTGCTGTCTTACCTTGGTCATTACCAGTACCAATCTCTTGTGCAAATCCTGATATCTCATCAAGTACCGCCAGAATTAGGTTAAGTCCTTCGTGAGACTCTCGTTCAGAATGTCCTGAGTAGACTGTGATTGAGTGGTCAAATTCAATGCTGTCTGCCTTTGCATAAAACTTTCCAGCAAACCAAGGAGATCTTTCTATCTTTGATTTAAATCCTTTGAAAAAAACGTTCTTAGCTTGCTGAGCGTTAATCGCCACGTTAATGATATCAATCGCATCGCCTCCTGGCTTTCCAAAGTATCTCGCTGGGTCCTTAAGACAAAGGAGTTTATATACGATGTAAGAACAGGCAACAGTAGAGGTAAAGTCTTTACCAGATCCTTTACCAAGCTGTAAAATAATTTCATTCTTTGTATACTTCTTGTAATATTTTTCACCCTCTATTGCTCCCATCAAATCAATTAGATCTTCTTTTTTATATATCTGGCTCATTGCTTCAACAATATCATACTGAACTTGAGATAGTGGTGGTTGTCCTAGGTAAGCTTCACCCTCAACAAATGTTTTTGCGTCTACTGGAATCTCAGCAAAGTTTTCATTCTTTAAAGCTTCAAAAAAATCATTAAACATTGTTGTGGACAACGGTAATTACCTCACCTTTTCTTGCTACCAGAGATAGTTTTGACATAATTTTGTCACGTATTTCTGGATGCTCAGAAGCCACGTCTCTAAGAATGCCAACTAGGATCTGTTGTTTTTCTTCAATATCAATCATTTCTTCTGCAAGTTCTTGGTTTTCTAATAGTCCAGCTTTTTGCAACATATCAATTCTTGTTTTTTCAATATCCATTACAAGCTTAATTGCACCATTCTTGGCACCCAGGTTTGCTGTTGTGGTAGCATCATCTATTACTTCATAGGCTTTGGCAATTAGTTTATTGTAATGAGTGTCTGCCCCAACTAACGCTTCTTTGGCACGTGCACGGATAGCAGCATTATCAGCTGCCATCTGTCGCCACTCTTCAATTAGAGCTACAACCTTTGTACGTGGCAGGTCAAGCTCTTTAGAGATCTTTGTAGGGTCATTGCCCTTTAGGTATTCTTCAACAACCTTGTTAACTTCATCTAGATGTTTAACTAAGTTTTCTTCTACTGACATTATTTCTTTGCTCTCTTTTTTGGCGTACGTTTAATTCTATCAGATTTAAAGCTTCTAAGTGAGCCAATTTGACCACGTACAATCTCAAAGCAATCAACCCATTGAGAGCCAGTCTTATTATTTGTGGTTAGTCCACATACTTTAAATCTAGATCCATACTCACCATTAACTTTTACAATATCTCCTGCACTAATGGTAAAACCATTAAGCTCAAAGCTTGGCTCTGTACTAAAGTCTGTTGGAGATACTAATGCTTCTCTCCTAGGCCTTACCACTACACAGATCTTTCTTTTGCAATCTTAAGTAGGATAAGGTATCCTAGTAGGTCGTCAATCTCGTTGTCCCCTGGCCAATCGTGACCATTCTGTATGCGTGAAAGCTTGTCATCAATGCGAACTAAAAGTTGTTCTACATTGTCTGTTTTTGAAAATATTCTTGAAGGATGTAATGCTGAATCTCCATAAGATCTATTTTTAAAAATTAATAAATCTGTGACCTCTTGACATACTCTTTTGATATCTTCTTCTGTTTTTACACTCATCTTTTACTCTTCCTTAGTCCAAACTTTGCTAGGTAAACGTAAATAGTTTCAACGCTAGCACCACATTCTTTTGCAATCTGCTCTGGTGTTTTTTTATCTACAACATATCTTTTGCGAAGCCAGACATCGCTAGTATATAGTTTAACACTCATTATTTATTTTGTCAACTTTCCCCAGTTATGAATAGCCCAGTGACCAATGCCAATTGCATCAGCTACGTCATTATCACTAACAACTATATCATAGTTAATATTAATAAAGTTAATAGTTTTTTGTTTTCTAGATTCACGATCAAAGTTTTTATACCAAGAGTCAGATTTTCCAGGGAATTCATTACGAACCAAAAGCTTGGCGTCTTTCGTAGTCTTTCCATTACCAATAAAGCTTTGCCAGCTAATTGGATTAACTGCTCCAGCAACTTTGATTCCTGCTATGCCTGCAGCCCCCAGAAGCGCTCCCTGTACCAATGCAAGATCTGCAGCAGTCTTTGGACTATTAATAAATACCGTATGCTCAATTACAATTGCATCAATGTCAAATTGCTTAAACAATGCTAATGTTTTACGTGCAGCATCTTTAACTTTTGAATATGTATTCATACCCTGAAAATTAATCTTTCCAAACTTGTCTAAAGAGTTTCCAGAAAAAATAGCAAAAGCTAGACTATTTGTACTAGCATCAATAGAGCAGATAGTATTTGGCTTATTGCTAGCTATTATCGTTTTGATAGTCATGCATAAATCCTTTCAGCTCTCTTATCTTTTTATTAACCTGTTTTTTATCTACATGACATGAGTTGCACAAAATATGATCATTGTAGATTGAAAGCTTTGTCCCACAGTTTGCAGCACAAAGTCTATTCTTTTGGCTATTCTTTTTTCTTTTATTTTCTTTATGTCTTTCAACAATCTTTTCTTTTGTTGCGCTTTCACGACAAACAGAAGAGCAGTATATTTGATATGGTACGTTTGGACTAAAGCGATTGCTGCACCAACTACATTGTTTCAACTAATGCCTCCAGAGATTTAATCTTCACAGACCCAACCCCTGCATCAGCACATACCTTTGAAATTGGACAAGTCTTACAGATCTTTGAATTAGCTCTGTAGTTTTTTGTTGGTAAGGTTTTGTCTACCCACGCCTTACGAACGTCTCTCATCCACTGGAATGCATTTTCTACCCATTGTCTATAATAATCATTTACTTCAACAGGAAGAATCAACAAGTCGTGATTGTTCTTGTTTTCATAAATAAGAACTGCTTTTGCTTTTTTAAGAATCTTCATGTAAATAAGAAGTTGAATGAGGTGACCAGTCTTGGGCTTACCTACTTTCTTACGATACTCAAAGCCTTCCATTGGCATAGTCTTAATTTCACCAAGAAGCTCTTCGCCTTCCCAGTTAAGAATGACGTCGCCAAATCCAAAGATAGGTGGGTCATTTGCTACAACCTTAAACTCTGAATCAACCAGAAGTCCTGGAACATTTCCCATGGCTTCTTGAATACGCTCGTGAGACTTTGTACCAGCAGTCATGTTGGCACCACCATAAGCATCTGCATTATCTTCAAACACTCCGCCCTCAAAAGCAAGGTACCAGTATCTTGGACACTCTCCATGAGAGAATGCGATAGTGCTAGGTGCAAAAGTTTTCTTTTGTGTAAACTTATCTATACGATTAACGGTATAGCCAGAATTAATCTTTTCAATTAGTGCTTGGTTATCTAGAAATGATTTTTTATCTGCAATCTTTTTAATCATTACTTCTTGTAAAAAATTTTTAGCCATTATTATTTTTCTTTTCTCTTAGAGTTCTATTATACACTAGCGAGTAATATA